CCATATCAGCAGCACGTTGACTTGTTAAAACAAAAATATTGATACTGGCTTGCTGATCAAATGGCGGTTTCCAAGAAGGTAAATTAGCAGACACAGCAAAAGAATTTAAAGTAACACTTTCAACTTTGTAGAATCCGCTAAATCCAACTACTTGGCTAATGCCAATGTATGATCCTTCTACAAATTTAACTATGTTATCTGATAACAATGTTAACAACTTAGTTTTGCTGTCATATGTTACGTCTAAAATCTTTAAACTAGTATCTGTAAATCTATATACATTCCAAAATTGAGACTTTGGGGAATCAAATGTTACCCAGATATAAGAACCATTTTCAAAAGTAGTAATGTCTTTAGTAATAAGTTCATCTAAAGATCCTATTGTTATAAAAACATCAGAAGGATTAACATATCCTGCACTTCTTAATAGAGGTTGATAATTGTTAACAGCTGGAAATGGAGTAGAAGAATATCCCTTTGGTGACAAATATACATCGTTTGCCGTTTGTTGAATAATTACCGGACTTATTAATTTATTAGTCTTATTAAGTAATATAACTCCTTGAGGATTATTTTTAAATTTATCCTCATCTAAGACAAATTCAATATTTTCAAATGCTTCTGATGCGCCGTATTGCCCTACTCGCAATGCCCACTCTTCATAAAATGTTAAACTTTCTTCGTTGTCAGAACTGAGAACGTTAAACAGTTTGTTAAGTACATTCTGTGTTCCTTTCTCTCTGATCATTCCTTGATAGAATTTAAATTCACTAACAGGGTCTTGAATAATATTGCTTAGATACTGGCGTGATTGATAACCAATTAAGTGCTGAGCAATTTTTTGTTGTTGTGAATCAAAGTTATCAACTTCTAAACTATAAAAATCTGTAAATTGTGTGGCAAGATTTGTCCAGTTAGGCAAAATCTTACTCGATGGTGCTTTGGCTAGCTGTGTCCAACTTGTAGATTCAAATGTGCTTGTTCCCGGAAGAAATTTATTAGCACTATAATTATAACCTTGGTAGGCTATAATATCTCCCATGTTGTAATCTTTCCAAGGTTGCCAATTTTTTATAGTTGCTGCATCAAAAATAAATCCTGGAATATCAAGGCCGCCGTACCAGTCGGTAGTTGTATACCCGCTAACTTTAATACGCTCTCTTCTATATCCACTAGGAGGATTATATATAATGTCGTTAAAAATATCTGTGTTATTAATAATAATAACATGCTCGTGTTGAATTAGATAAAAACTAGCACAATAAATTCCAGCAGAAGTTCTTGGTGTATATGTTACAATATTACCAGTTCTATAACTATCTAATTGATTAGGTGTTATCGGTGTTCCATCAACTTTAAAAATTTCGTAATCATTAAATTTATTGCCAACATCGTCAACCACTGTTAATGAAGTTTTAAATGATATCGAAGCTGCCGCTGGACTTAAACTAATAACTCCGGCACCGGCTATACTCAATCCTTCTAGTTTATTAAAATCGTCTGTATTAAATTCAGGGCTTGAAGGAATATTAGTTAATGCGCTGTAATATTCTCCGTTATATCTAACAATTGTACCGTATGCTATTGGTTTATTTGGAAGCCAATCGTTCCATTTATCCTGTCCTGCACTCCAATTTTGTGTAGTCCAAAACATAAATTCTTTAGCACTAGTTGACCAATTTGAAACTACTCCAAGATTACTATTATATGTGTCAAATGTAAATCCTTGAGATATTAAATATTGCTCATATCCTAATAAGAAATCAACTACATCTTGTACAGTAGTTAATTCTGTGCCGTAAGGTATTGTTAAAAGTTCAGTCTTATCCCAATTAGTTCTAAATGATGCGCTTACTCCGCCAGTAACTGGCAACGATGTTAATACTTGAAAAAATCGTGAACTAAATGTATCCTCAGCAGTGTGTTGTACAATAGTACTGTAGTATCTTCCATCATAAACTACAACATTTCCAACAAGATACGATTCGCCAGGTGTCCATTGTGCATAACTATGACTGATTCCGCCAATATTAATCGTTGTACCAGAATTCAAATAATTATAATATTTAAAATACGGCTGAGTTCTGCTGTAACCTTGGATTTGATATCCCGTTTGTAACTTAGTAATACGGACACCGCTATAGGTCAACCTTGAAGCGGGACTAGAAGTATTTAAAAATACATCATAATCTTCTGGGGGCACAAATATATTACCACTAGTTAGTGGAGTTTTAGATTCCAATAACAAATTAAATTGATCTCTGTTAGTGAACGATCCAACTCTATAACTTAATTGAACTGCCATAGTAGATAAATCACTAGAATACTGATTATATGATTCTATATTATTACTAAAAATATAATTTAAAATAAGATCTACAACATAATTAATAATACCAGCGGTTTGTACGCGAGTTTTACTATCGTTTAAGTTTGGAAGTTTAATATCAACAGGTCGTACTCTTAGTCCTGTATCTTTATAAACTAGTTGTCCTGCACGGTTTCTAACAATTCTAGATCTGTCTATTAAAGTACCAAATGTTTTAGCAGGTGTTAACAACATAGAAGCAGTTATTACACTAAACGCATAATGGCTACTACGTCTCCACGCAGCTTCAACTGGTGCAATATCCCCAAATACATAATCGCCTGTTGGGCTTGGGGTAATCATTCCTTTAGCTAACCCTGTTGAATTTGGGTCTTTTAATTGACCGTTACTATCAACAGGAATAGAATTCATCAAAAACGGCTTTGCAAATTTAGATGAATAAACTACAGGCTTGCCTGGTTCTCTAATAGTACCTAGACTAATATCTTGCCACATAGGCAAATTATCACTAGTATAAGGAGCAGGACCGTATAGCGATATCCACCACTGAGGCATTACACTAAATCCTAACATTTCCCAAGGACACAAGTGCGGTCTATCAGTATCTAATATCCAACGATAAATTCCTCTCCAGTAACCCGGAACATTTTGTGTTCCGTCAGGAGTAACACTATTTGAATAGTTGTAAGTAAACGGATTGCTAACGTTATAGTTAATAGGTTTGCTAAAGTCGCTACCTATTAATCCAGTCCATTTATAAAAACTTGGAGCTAGTACATTGTTGTATTCTGATAGACTATAAGCAGTTTTACGATTGTAACTAGGAATAATTTCAGTAATGTCAAAAATACTAGGATTATATTTTACTTTGATGTTGTTATAAATTCTAGTTTCTAATTCTAAAATAAGGGCATCTCTGTAATCGTTATAAGCTAAAATAATACTACCATCGTGCCCTTGAATTACATTTTTAGGAGTAATTAGTGTAGTATCTAAATAAATTTGCGGAACATACGCAGGCCACATGCCTAATTTAGTAGGTGTCTCTGGAACAAAACTTGCATCTGTGTTATCGTATTCGTAAGTAGTTAATATATCGCCGTTATTAAGGACTACACTATTATCAATATAAAAATCTTGTAAATTAAATGTATAGTCGCGACCGTGTACTAGTTGCTTAGTTACGGTAGTACCAGTCACCGAACTTTTTTGATATATGCAAACTGCTTTATTAGACAATACGTCTAAGTTAAATGCTGTTGATAATGGATATTGTTTAATTCTGTAATCAACTACATCTATTTCAGAAATTATAGATGCACCATACGGAACCATATCACTAAAATAATACGGAGCAGTAGTAGGATAATTTTCATTTATTTTTTGTAAAATTAAATCAACCATTGCTACTGGCGGCGCATCGACTCCTAGCGATCCAGCAATTGCTATAAACTTACGTTTAAAATTACCATAATCATCTCTTGCAGTTTCAATAGCTTTAATTACATTTGTTGACTGACTAGTTATATGATATAAACTAAGACTTAGTGGGCCGCTATGCTGAACAAATTTAGTACCATACTGAGTTATGTTGCCTAAATCTCTTAAGTTACTTGTACCCGGAAATACTCCAATAAATGTAACGCCGTTAATATCGTTAACAGTTCTGTCGTATGCTAAATTATCAATGTCCGTTGCATCGTTACCATTCTCTGGATTATAAACATTGTCTATAATACTATTAACATGGTCAACAACTTCTCCTAATGTAAATGTTTCAACAACATCATTTAATGGATTGTTTTGTAAGTTGATAGGAATTTCATAGTATCCCTTTGAATTTAAAGGTTCAGGAGAGTATGCTTTAATTGTTACAATATCAGTTAATTTTACAGGCTGATTAAAAACAATTTGATAGTAAGATGGAGTTGTAACTAAGGACCAATGATCTATGGCAACTCTTTGTGAGTTAATATATACACGCACATCATCTTTATCTAATTGCATTTCTTCCGGTGATGCATCAAATATATCTATATCAAAGTTATTGGTTAAATTAGAATTATTATAAATTCTTAAAGCAGCTTGCACATAGTCAGCATTACATACTTGCCAACCATTTTGATATAATGTGTTCCCTGCATAATCTTGACTTAACAAGTATCCCCGTTCTATCTGTATAGTAATAATGTTTGTTGATTGTTTGTACTGAAAAGTATCTATAGCAAAATTAAAATCAAAAACAATATCACCAATGTTGCTAACGTTTTGATATGTTAATGGAAATCCTAACACCTTATCTGGTTTTCCTGTTCCAGTTTTATAAGAAAAAACGGTTGTTCCTAGGAATGTTGATCCACTGTATACGCTAGTATCTCCGTAACTAATTCCTTCATCATCTACAACATCAAATAAAGGACTCTGATTTGTATTTGTTTTTTGTTGGCTCTTAACCCAAGTTGTACCATCAAACCAGTATGTTAAACTTTGATTAACAACTCCAGATTTTATAATTGCACATTCGTTGATAGACGGCTGTGCCATTTCAACTAGGTGAATTTGTTTACTATTAGTACTTAGGTGTTTTACATCAACAAATTCAACTTGATAAATTTTATTTACTACAAGTGGATCAGTGTCAGCTGTGACTAAAATCTTATGGCCATGGATTAATGCCACACCATCAATACTATAGCCAATAGATCCTTCTATCTTTGAAAAAATATCATTAGTATAATTGTCAATTAAGTCCACATCATCGATTGCATAAGTCCCAAAATTAAATAATTTTAAATCAGATGTAAATTCAATGATAGGTCGATTAGCTCTTGATAGTTGATCTAGAGATGGAATATTTTTATTGTAGGCTGCACTAGTGTTTATTACATCTTTGTGAAACCAGCGATTATATCTGCTCCACGGATTGTGATCTCTGCTTGATCTATTAATTGTAATATAATCTTTTTCGCTAGCAAAGCCTGTGGCATTACTAAACGGCATTGATCCAAACGGATCGCTTGCAAATTCAACTGTTTGGTCCACAGTATACGGTGTTATAATTTCTAAAACAGATGTTGGAACTAATTTAATAGCTGATCCAACTCCTTCTACATAATACTCGCCAGTTGCATATTTTACTGGGTTAACATTGCCGCCAAACGAAACTTTCATACCATTACTAATAACAGTATTGTCAGTTAATTTATAAGTTGCTTTACCAAGAAAATCTTTTTCAACGTCGATAAATGTATCTTCTTTAATTGAAAATATTTCAATGCTTCCACCTAAATCAATATCAGTTTCGCTTTGGTAGTATAACACACTTGGTGCATCTAGTGGAACTGTGAATGTAATCGATCCACTAGTAACACCATAGTTGTTGATATTATCAGTGATGTATCTGTAAATTATTCCAGTAGAACGCTTAGTCATAAAACTAAACGGATTACCAGGACTTGAAATATTAAAAGTGTAAGTGTGACCTTTGTAAAGTTTTAAAGGAGGATTAGGACTAAATCCATCAGGAGTAAACACATACTGATTGTTTGATCCAACATCCTGCATTGTTACAGTATAAGAGCTGGTAATTTCTAACGGTTGACCATAAATCTCAATCGTGTCAGGTCCGTAAGGAATCCAATAATAATTTTGAAAATTAGTAAACTTGTCCCAATCGATATGTGGATCCCAGCTATAAAATTCTTGTTTGTTTAATCTTGCATGATTCGTAGTGTTGCCGCCAAACACTCCAATTTGATTAATATAATCAATATAATCTTTAAAGAAAGTAATATTTTTTAAACTATCTTTAATTACAATTCCTGGCTCTAATTGATAGTGTTGTCGTGTTGAGTCAACTGCTGTAACATATACGTCTTTGCCGGTTGCAGCTTTAGAATTTTCTCTTCCGATGAACCCATTAATCTTAGTTAAAGTGCCGGGCTGATACAACTGGTCAAGTGTTGCTTGTAAAAACTTCTTATTAGGAATTGTTTGATAGAAATTTGGCAATAAATTTGCCGTAAGTCCTGCTTTTCCTAGAGGATTTGTTTTGTTAGCCATCAATCTGCTCCAAGTACTGCGCTAATTATATTTTGTGATGTTATTACGGAATTCAATGCTGTTCCTGTTACTGTTCTTAAATTAGTAGATGTTAGTCCTGATACTATAATAATGTTGTCTGTAGTTGCACAACTAATAAACAATTTATTACTTGGGCATTTAATTTCAAATAATCCGCCAAAGTAAGAATCTGATTTAGATGGAATTATAACAAAACTAATTACATCAGGAGATAATTGAGTTAACACATACGTCGAAAGTTCTGAGAAATAAAAGGTATCTCCAAAATCCCAATTGTCAAGTGCAAAAAATCTATTAATTGCTGCTAATATTCTTGATGACACATCTGCACTAGACACAGTACTAGCAGGATTAATTACAACATTAAAACTAGCTTGTAAATCCGATGTAGCTGCGGCTCCAAATAATAAAGTATAACTTACAGGATGATAAATTACTTCATCGCTTATAGATTTAATTAAATTCAGATTAGGACTTAGCATTACATTTAATTCATCCGAACTTGGAGGCAGAGGTTCACTACCATCTGTTAATGCACCGGCAGAAATCCATAATCTAAATGCAGTATTGTAATCGTTGGTCAATACATATAAATCCATTAAATTACTTGGTCCCGGATCAATCCTACTATCATAGTCGGCACTGTGTATATATTGAAATTTTAATTTGTCTCTTCCTACATATACAATGTAATCAAGTGTAGGAACAAACTTTCCAGTTGACGCATTGTATTTTGTAACTAATCCAGAGGTATAATAATATTTGCCGTTAACTGGATTTGTTGAAGTAAAAAATACTGGCCCAGTCAGTGGGTTGTTAGAAACATATCGATAGTCTTCTTGACCCTGGCTTATAGAATATAGCTCTTGAACAACATACTTTTCATACGGATCACTAGAACCCGTATATACAATGTCTGTAAATACTTGCGGATTGTCAACTACTCCGGTATTGGTGCTATCAGCAAAACTTAATATTATTTTAGTTGGATCTACATACCCATCCTCACCTACAAACTCTCCAACAACTTGCCAAGGCATATCTTTTGTATAAGAAGAATTGCCGCCTGGCGATAATGGATCAGTATTAATACTTAAAATCTTTACTGTATCGGTGACAGTGGATGTTAATACTGTATCGTAAATTTTGACATTGGTATCAAAATAGAAAGTAAGTTCCTTGTCACTTTCAAACACATAACGCAGTTGACGCGAGGTTATTGTATAGTGGTCGTTGTCCGTGGTAAACAATAAAAACCAACTTGCATCTAGTTTTAAAGGACTAGAACTTCCTTGATTGCTTAGACTAAATGCGCCAGTTTGATTTAAATTATTTTCAAAAATTATTTGCCAGCTTTGTGTTGTAACATCATAGCGTAACCCAAACGGAACGTTTGAAAAGATTAAATCAATCATTGTAGTAACAATTGACGAACTAAGAGTAGTGGCAAACTTAGGTATAATCTGTGTTATTTTAGAACCAGTTGGTATCACATCGTCTAACACAATTGGTCCAAACCCGGTTGATAAAACTCCAGTGTCGCTTGCAGTGCCGTCATCTTTTACCGATGTAACCTGTGCCCAGATATATGTTGCTCCGCCTTTAGGAAGCGGTCCTGCAGGAAGATCTTTTAATGTATTTTGATTTAGTGTGTCAAAATACTTTCCAGTTGGAGGTAAAAATTTAACTAAAGCACTATTAGTAAAATATTTTAAATCAGTATATGTATAACTTCCAACTGCATATTTTTTGTTACTGTTGGCATCGTATACATAACCGCTAACTGTATTACTATCTGTAGTTACACTGTGCCAAGCAACATTTAAACTGGTGGTAAGATAATCAACAAACTGTGTGTAATAAAAATCTCGCAATCCTGGAGTTTTAAGAATGTTGTAAACTGCATTATAAATTACATTTTGAATATCTGTTTGATTAGCATACGTAAAATTTGTAGTTGTAGTAAACAAGTCTTGGTATAATACACCATCGTCGGCAAACAAATTTGTACTTGAGTATTTTCCGGTAGGATCTGTTAAATCAAAATAACGACTTATACCACTGCTGGCTCTATTTAATGCTTTAATTTTCGCAACAGCAGTTGACGCAGATAACGGACTAATATTATAATCCTCGCCTGTAATCATTCTGTTTTGTGTATAATAAGACTGTGGTGCATTTGTTTTAATGCTGGCATTTGATTCAGTTGCACTGGCATTAGCCACTGACGTTGCTAAACTTAAACTGAGAGTCAATACTTCTGCTTGATTCGTTGCACTTGTGTATGGTACGTTGATGATAACATTGACAATATCTGTAGGGTTAATTGTATACGTTATACCATTACTAACTCTATAATAAACTCTAAAGTTACCTTGCGGTAATTTTCCAAATACACCGTCACTAAAACTTAAACTAACAGCATCATTGGCTCGAGAGATAACATTGTAAATGGTTTTAATATTGCTGCTTAAACTATTATAGATAATATTATTACCAGTCAAGGCAGGAACCTGTGACCATAGTGTATCTTCTAATCCAGTACTTTGATTTAAAGAATACAACCATACATCTGTGTCGTTGATGTTTTGTGAAGCAATATCAAGTACCTGATTACTAGTAGGCTGACTTACATTAAATGTTCCTTGATTCAGTGTACCTTGTACAAAATTAAAGAAAAATCCAGTAGACGGACTGCCTGCACCGCGGCCATCGTCTTTATAAACACAAGCAATGCTATTACCTACTTTAGGAGCTTCTTCGTAAATTCTATCTTGTCCGGCAAATGTAGTACTAGTAATTTCAAATACTGTATTTCTACCAGAAATAGATTTGCTAAAAGTATAAATTGGAATATCTGTATTTGTGCTATTGAATCTGTATTGTGCTGTTGGAATTCCATAGATACTTGCTTGATCTACTGGATTTCCAAATTGATGCTGTTGCGGTAGCCCGGCATTGATAATTTTAATAAACTGGTCATACCAGTTTGGGTTACTTGGATCATTCCAAGTAACATATTGTCCTGCTAAATTTCTACCATTACTATCTATTACATTTTCTGTAGTTTGTACTGTATTAACTTTTAATAATCCGCTAGCAGGGACATTTCTGCTAGGATTATAACTGATTAATCGTGCTAAACGTAGTATACTGTCTCGGCGTTCTGCTAGTTCTAAGAAGTTTTCGCGGGCATTTAAGTCAACACGGAAAGCTATGCTTTGGCCCACATAGGCAATAAGGTCAATTAGGGCAAGGTATTCGCTAGACTCAATGTAATCGTTAAAATCTTCTGGGAAATTCGTACGGATATAGTCAATCATCGTACGGCGTAGATTGTCAAAATCGTAACTTTGGAAATCGGCGTTTTTAAATGATTGATAAATCTTCTGCCAGTCTTCACTGACTAGCAAGTTATTTTGTCTATCCGTTGAGCTCATAATATGTCCTAATAAGTGTATTTATTGATTAAAATTATGTGGGTAGTTTATTGTACATTCAGTCCGTTGGCTTGATCAAAACGAAGTTTCATGCTGTCTTGGATGTTATACAGCAGGTATGTTAGTGTACATTGTATCTGTAATCCAGTATCATACGGTGTTATAACAATGTTGCCTGCTTGTACGCGGGGTTCGTTGTTGAAGATATTATTAACATCTTCTAGTATTAAATGTTTAACTTGATCTGTTAAGGGTTCAAATAACAAGTCCCAAATGATTGTCCCGTATGTTGGATTCATCAATCGTTCGCCCTGACGGATGTGGAAATTGTTCATTAAATCTTGCTTGATTAGTTCAAAATCGTACAATGCAAAATTTTGTGTTGAGCCATTTATTGTGCTAAACCCCCGATATCGCTGCACTGTTCGTTGTGTTGGGTTGGGTTTTTTTGCTACTGGTGTTGTTGTATATAAACTGGCCATAATTAACTATTTCCTTTTAAGAAAGTGTCCATTGGAACTCCGTATGTTTTCCATGCAGGCGGAACTTCAATGGCTGTTGCAGCTTCTCTATCAGTAGCATCTGGTTTAAACATAGTACCGTCAAGATTCTCGTGATGTGGATATGGCTCAGTAGTTGGTACACGTGCCATTATACTTTCTACTACTTCGCCGTCCTGGTCTGTTGGATTAAGAATAGTTGGTAATGGTTCAGGAAGAGTTGACAATGTAGCAAATCCAGCAGGCCCAGCAATACCCGAGTTAAAATTAACATTGCCGCCATCTATTGCTGTATTAGCTGCTTCAATAGTAAAATCACCAGTACTTGAAACAACACTTGCTCCAGTTACGTTAAGATTAAGATCTCCGCCGGTTGATATGTTAACAGCGTCGCCTGTAGTAACGTCCCATGTAGATTCAAAAGACTGTTTAAGTTCTCCAGTGATAGTGTCATCTCTAGTTCCATCTGTTTGAGTGAAAAAATCTCCGTTTACAATTCTAATAAAATCACCAACTGCTTCAATTTGAATTCTTCCGGCAACAGTTGTGTCACCTTCACCAGCAGCATCGGTAGCTTTCATGTTGATGTTGCGGCCTGCTTCCATGTTGATGTCGCGGTCAGCATAAAAATTTAAGTCGTTTTGTGTTCGAATACTAATGCTATCTTTTGCATAGATATCAATCTTGCCATCACTAGTTAGTTCAACCCAACTAGTGCCTCGAGCATTAGTAATATAGATTAGATCCTCTGTATTATGCATCAATATTTGATGTCCAGTTCTTGTGCGGAATCTAATTAACTCGTTAGCTGGTAGTGTGACGTCGCCGTCTGTTTCTCCGGCATCAATACTGGCATATTCTGGCGGGCCGTCTGTTGATGGAGTTTTACGTAACCAGTTGGCATCGCCATCATCCATGACAAATGTACTGCCGCCCAAGCGGCTCACATAAGCATTTAACACTTTCCATTCAGCTTTACCAATGTCAGCTCGTTTACCGTTTTTATCTAAAGGCCCTGGAGTGCTAATTCCAAATACACTACTAGGCGCTTCCCGGCGGGCACTACTGCTGGTAATTCCTCTAACATCGTCTAATAACAACCCTTGACTGTTTAACACATCAGTAAAAGGATGTTTTGGTTTGTAAATAGTTTCTGGGTCAGCAAGACTATTATTATCAGGAACTGCTTTATCGTATTCTGCAGCTGGCACTCTTCCAGTATTGCCAGAATTATCTGGATCAACATCTTCTACAATGCTTTGAGTTGCAGCATAACCTGGCATCATAAAATTCATGTTTTCGTCAGGAACGCAACCAATCCAATATCCTCTTTTAGGATCTCCGTCAATAAAAATAATAACAACAGTAACGCCAACATCTGGCGGAATCATCCACATGCCATAAGATTTTTGTGTGTCGTTATAATCGTTGTTTGGTCCGTTGGCACTAACTGGAGTAACTCCGTAGAAAGGACTCATGTAGCGCACTTGATGTAGCTGACTCTCTGAGCTTGAACCTCCTATAGGTCTTAAAATTTCAACTTCAAGTATACCCATATAGGTAGGATCAATGTTGCTTACTACTTTAGCAAGGAACGGGCCAGGTTTTTGTTCCTTGGCTACGGAACTATACTCTTCGTTTTGTTCCATTATTCAGCATCCTTAGATTTATCTGGTTTAGAATTTGTAGTGTTAACAGTATTTTTAGCACTACCTTCGCCGGAAAGTTCTTGACCATTTCGTCTTGGTCCCTTTATTACCTGTGTAAACATGCCGTTATCAAAATAACTAGTAACGTGTGTAACTTTGTACAAGCCACTCCATGTTAATACTGGTGCAGATTTTGTACTCTTTCCAAAATCGTATAATCCAGTATTTTGATTTAAGTCTACTGGAGTTCTAAAATTTACCACAATATCAACTTCACTTCCTTGATAACTTACACTGCCGTCTGTGTTTAAATTAGAGTATTGTGTTGGCGCACTAGTATAGTTGCCCATGCCACTTTGTGCAATATAGTACGGATCGCCAATAATTTTCATATCTAAACTTAACATCCCAGACGCACTGGTAATTGCATCGTGAAATAGTTTAGCAGAACGGGCATCTTGTGTTTCAAGTCCGCCGCCGCCAATGTTATCTCCGGTAGTTTTAGTAGCAGAGTATCTTACAGCAGATGGAATTATTCCTAATTTTCTCTGAGGAGTAGAACCTGCTGCTAACGGTTGTTCATTGGTGTTAACTCCATCGTCTGCTCCCGATGCTGCTTCCTGTCGTTTAGCGTCTGCTGTTCTCTTCGGACTAGTTGCACCCATTTTTCCAGCAAAGCCAGCTTTAAATTCAATATGAAAAGATAAGATGTCCACGTTTTTGCCAGTAAAGAAATAATCATAAACTTTAACAGCTTGTTTTTCAAGTTCTTTAAACCCTGGGGCTTTTGTGTTAGTTGCAGTTACCGCACTAGTATGAACACCGTATGGCACCACACGATATACAATGATTCTTGGAGGGGTTCCTGTTTGTTTTGGTGCATTAGGATCTTCTATTTGAAACACCTGCGTGTCAACTCTCCACCATTTTCTCATTCCAGTTGAGTCAACATTTTGTTCTTGTAATTGATTTTTAGAATAATCACTAGCTAATAATACTGCATCAATTGCAGTTGTAATATCAGTATCTTGACTAAATCTCATGTCACTCACTTGTTTGTCAACAGTATTGTTAGCACGAAGAACATTGCCGTCTTTTATAACTTCGTTGTCTTTTCCAACAGGAGCATCGCCTTTTCGTGTATCACTAAATCCCATTTTAGCTTTACCAATTTCATTTACAGTACCGTCTTGTTGAACTAGTGTAGTGTTAGCTGGTATAGTACTTTTTGTTAATCTTAATTGTTTTACAATTGCTGTTTCGCTAGACGCATTTGTTAACGTTGTTGCACCAGCTCCGTTTTCATCAGGTGCTGCTTGAGTACCTTCTGAAGAAATATCTAAAGGAAATGTTATTATTATTTGATCAGGAGTATTAACTATTTCATCTTCTTTTAATTGCTGTAGTCGTTTGTTTAACATAACCTGAAGACTTTTTTCTCCAGTTTGTAAAACTTCTTGCACAGTAACTCCCTTAACACTGCCGTCTGTTTTAAGTTCTGACACGTGGCCGCTTAGTGCTTCACTGTTTACTGGATAACCGCTACATTGATAAACTGCGCCTTCTTCTGTAACTGTCATAGATACATCTTTAAATTTAAAAGGAATCTTTCTAGCAGTAGTTGGAATATTATCCATTCTACCTGTTTCAGTGTTTCCTCTAAAATCAATTGTTAACAAATAAGGTGCTTGTAAATAATTGTCATGATTGGCGGCCCAAGCTGCTTCTTGTAAACTCATCATAAACATGCCCATGCTATAAGGTTCAATTACTTTGAAACTTAATTTGTGCATGTTTGTGTTTGCACCTTTTTCAAGGCCAATTGTACTTTCAATTTCTAACTTATCAAGGAAAAAATCAAACTGTCCAAACGGTGTATTAATTCTATTTGAAGGATCTGCGTTTGCAGATTTAGCAATTAACGGAAGTCTTTGACCTTTCATATACCCAGTATCTGGTTTGTTTAACTGTGCTTTAGTTAAAACTGCTAACCCTAATACATAGTCATAAGTTGCATAACCAAATAAGGGATTTTTTAAAGGAAGCGTTACTCCGTTTAATTGTTTGATTGAAAGCCCTAGCGAACTAAAGGCGCCGCCAAATGCTCCTGTAATAGCTGACAAAGCTGATGCGGGACCAGAACTTAAAAATCCTGATAAGGAACCTGTGGCAGAAGATACTACACTACTTATTGAAGTAGTTGCAGAATTTATTGCTCCAGAAATATTCCCAAATAACGACATATTATAAACCTAACGCTGTTGTCAAACTATTACTTTTACAAATATAAATTTGTGTGCCTGGAACAAAATCTAAAATAGGATCTTGTATTACATCTAAATTTCTTTGCATGAATACCCACCATAACTGAGAAGTGCCATACAAATCGTGTGCTAGTAAGTCAGGACGGTAAGCATACTGTGGTTCAATTGTATATAAGAAATCATCAACTTCTTCACTAACTGGTCGAATAGTTAATATATCTAAGTATGAATTTTTTACTGGTGTATTATACCAAGGACTGGTATTGCTATAAATTGCAGGCATGATTAAATGTATCCAAAAGAATTATTAAGGTATCCGCCTTGAACAAATCTATCAAGACTAAAGTTGCGAGCACTATTTCTGCTGTATACAGGTTGTAATGTTACACTAAACGAACTTTTAGTAGGAACGTGTGTAACGCCGCCGCTTGTTGTTCCGCCTAATCCTAAAGAGCCTGCTAGGCCTGCAATCTGTCCAACACCGCCTGCAATTGTACTTATACCGTTCGTAATACTGCCTAACCCAGACACGGATCCACCTAATGCGCCGCCAATAGAATCTGCTAGGCCGCCAATGCCGCCGGCAACACCTTCGATTGCACCGGCCATACTACCAACAACATTGCATCCAATATAATCGCAACCAGCATCTAAACTTGTACTAAAACTAGTCACCACCACTGGAACATTTTTAAAAATATAATTTCCATATCCGTTTAAAAATATCACTGGGGGAGGATTACCAGCCTTAGGATCAGTTCCTGCAAACATTTTGGTAAGACTTCTTAAATAATGCACCGAAGCAATCCAGTATAATGCCTGTGTACTGTCTTCCACGTTCATTGGCGCTACAATAGTAATAGATCCAGGGTCGCTATTTTTAAATGATTGAAAAGTATAGTTAGTATGCGTTGTTGGCACAGCACCGTAACTAGCAGTGCTGGCAATATTAATTGTTGGAGTGTATGGAAAAATGAGGCCTCCGGCATCTTTTAATGGTTTTAAAACTGGGCTACCTTTAAAGCTGGTCCAATTAGCAAGGCTTAGACGAACACGCCAATCTGCAGGGTCTGCTGAGTCGCCACCAAACGCAGCAACTGCACCCATTATATCGCCGGCACCTTCAGCAAGTCCACTAAGGGCTCCACTTAACCTACCGGAAGATGCAAAATCAGCAAAAGATCCAGCCGATGCTAACCCTGATGTAAAGTTAGAAATTGCGTTTGCGCCCCCTGCAACAGAGCTTACTAGATTAGATGCATCTGTTAGTGACCCTAGATTAAATGCCATAATATATTTTCCTTTTGGTATAATATTTAGTTGACTTTTTAATGTGCGTAGTTTATAATTATGTATAAGAGGATTCTTTTGAATGATACCAACGACACCTAAAGTGAATTACCTAAACAACAAGGATATGTTGTTAGAAATACATAGATCAAAGAGCTCATATTGTAGCTTTACTAAACCAGAATATCATCAATATGACATGATTGTTTCAGGTCTGGACAAAATCAACATTCGAACTGTTGCTGAAGCAAAACGTAACAGGGCTAAACGCATAGGCGATCTTGAGTATTCTACACGTAAAAAAGCCGGCGAGAAAATTAAACAAGCAGACTGCGAAGTTGATTACAAAAAAATTGCCAAAACAGATGTTGTGTTTAGGGTTATGACTTTTGATCACATTCCATTAAACAATACTCGTAAGAAAAATCCAAAGAGTCTAGCAGACCACAGAGACAAGGTAAATTTTCCGCCATTCCAACATTGGAAGTTTGACGATGAGACCGGAGAAACATTAATTTGCGTTGGAAAAAGTCATTGGAAGGGGCCATTAGATACCGGACACTTTGACAAAGATGCAGGCCAAATTACTAACACCTTAGCTAGAATGATGTTAAAATTATGTGAGAGATACGCTACTCGCGGTAACGTGCGTGGTTATACATACAATGACGAAATGAAGGGTCAAGCTATTTTGCAACTGACACAAATTGGATTACAGTTTGATGAAAGCAAATCGGATAATCCGTTTGCTTATTTTACTGCGGCTGTTACTAATAGTTTTGTTCGTGTTATTAACATTGAAAAACGCAATCAAAATATCCGCGATGACATACTTGAGATTAACGGTATGAATCCAAGTTACAGCAGAACTGGTGCCGGTGAACATGCGGCCGCTGTTAAACGAAATGACGAAGCAGGACCTAGTGAATGAATTTATTCAAGAAAATAGCATGTTTTACCGACATCCACTTCGGTTTAAAATCTAATAGTAGTGTACACAATCAAGACTGCGAAGACTTTGTAGATTGGTATATTGCCAAAGCCAAAAAGGAAGGATGCGATGTTGGAATTTTTATGGGGGACTGGCATCATAATCGTAACAGTCTTAATATCACTACTATGGACTATAGCCTTAGGGCCTTGGAAAAGCTCGGTAAGGCGTTTGACCAATTTTACTTTTTTCCTGGGAATCACGATTTATACTATAAAGATAAGCGTGACATCCACTCAGTTGAGTTTGGAAAGTATATCCCCGTAATCACCGTTGTACATGAACCTACTACTATTGGCGATGTTACTCTCTGTCCGTGGCTCGTGGGTGAAGAATGGCGCACGGTAGGTAAGAAAGGCGGCAAGTATATATTTGGCCACTTTGAATTGCCCAGCTTTTTTATGAACGCAATGGTACAGATGCCAGATCACGGTGAGATTAATTTAGACAGTTTTAAAAATTACGAACTGGGTTTTAGTGGACACTTTCACAAGCGTCAACAAAAAGGCAATATGATTTACATTGGTAATGCATTTCCGCACAACTATGCAGATGCATGGGACGATGAACGTGGTATGATGGTTATGGAGTGGGGTGGTAAACCCGAATACCATACTTGGAATAATCAGCCTACGTTCCGTACACTTAAACTTAGCGAGTTAATTGACGGGGCTGAAACTATTATTAAGCCCAAACAACATTTGCGTGTAAGTCTAGATATTGACATTACATTTGAAGAAGCAAGTTTTATTAAAGAAAAATTCATCGCAGATTACGACATTAGAGAACTTACACTTATTGCAGAAAAGAAAGAATTAGAAATTAATACTAATATCGATATTCAAGCATTTGAAAGTGTAGATCAAATTGTGTCTAGTCAGATCATCAATATTGAAAGCGACCAGTTTGACAAGAACACGTTGCTAGCCATTTATAATAGCCTATGATAAAAATTAAAGAACTAACCGTGAAAAACTTCATGAGTGTGGGTAACCAAACTCAAGCAGTAAACTTTGCCCAAGAAAACTTGACTCTTGTATTAGGTGAAAACTTAGACCAAGGCGGGGATGATAGCGGTTCACGTAACGGCACAGGTAAAACAACTATTGTAAATGCCCTCAGTTATGCTCTGTTTGGTAATGCCTTAACTAACATTAAAAAAGACAATCTTATTAATAAAATTAATAATAAGAATATGTTAGTTACCTTGGCATTTGAAAAGGACGGAACAGATTATCGCATTGAACGTGGGCGTAAACCTAACGTACTACAGTTTTACGTAAACGACCAGGCACAGGAAACAGAAGAAACAGACGATGCACAGGGCGATATGCGTGAAACTCAGAAGGATGTGGACGACTTGTTGGGCATGAGTCACGACATGTTCAAACATATCGTTGCGCTTAACACGTATACAGAGCCGTTTCTTAGTATGAGAGCTAACGACCAGCGAGTTATCATTGAACAATTACTTGGTATAACATTGCTTAGTGAAAAAGCAGAAGTGCTTAAAGAGCTAGTTAGAGAAACTAAAGACAGCATCACTCAAGAGTCAGCTAACATTGAAGCGGCTAAGAAAAGCAATGATAAAATTCAGATAAGCATTGATAGTTTGCTAACAAGACAAGCTGCTTGGAACTCGCAAAAAGAAACTGACTCAGAGAAAATTGCAAGAGCGATTATTGAATTAGAAAGTGTAGACATTGATGCAGAGCTTGCTAAACATGCAGAACTAAAAATTTACGATGAACAAGCAGCCAAGTTAAAAAGTCTGAATAAAGAGAGGGCCACGCTAGAAGCTGCTCTTGCACAAGCAGAGCGTAGCGTAAAAAAGTACGCTAGCGAGCTTGCTAAACTTAAAGATAAAAAGTGTCACGCTTGTGAACAAGAATTGCATGACCACAAGCACGAAGAAATGACTGCTGAGGCCAACAAGCACCTTGTAGAGGCTAACACATACTTTGACAAAGTTACTAAAGACATTGCTAAAATTAACAAAGATCTAGAAGCAATTGGTGATATCAACGGCAGGCCTAACACTTATTATGATACGGTTGAACAGGCACTTAAACATCAGAACAATCTTAAAACACTGGAAAATCAGTTAACAGTTCGTGATGGTGAAACCGACCCGTACCAAGAGCAAATTGACGAACTCACAGATACAGCCATCCAGGACATATCATGGGACACAGTTAATGAGCTTACTAGATTGAAAGAGCACCAAGAGTTTTTGTTAAAGTTACTGACTAGCAAAGATTCGTTTATACGCAAAAAGATTATAGATCAAAACCTAGCATATCTTAATAACCGGTTGACCTATTACTTGGACAAGATGGGCTTGCCTCATACTGTTGTGTTCAAGAATGACTTGACCGTAGAAATTACACAACTAGGGCAAGACTTAGATTTTGATAATTTAAGTCGAGGAGAGCGTAATAGACTTATACTTGGTTTGTCATGGAGTTTCCGTGATGTATGGGAAAGTTTGTACCAGCAAATTAACTTGTTGTTTGTTGACGAGCTTATCGACAACGGCTTAGATGCCGCAGGTGTGGAAGGTGCATTGGCTGTACTTAAGAAGATGGCACGTGAACGTAAGAAGAATATTTTCTTGATATCTCACAAGGACGAATTGATTGGTCGTGTGAACAATGTGTTGAAAGTTATTAAAGAAAATGGCTACACCAGTTATGCAAATGATTTAGAAGTTACAGAGTAATGAGCAAGCGTGTTGAGCCGTCACCATATCAAAACGAAGAGTCACACGAAAAACTCATGGCGGCATTTAAGGAATATTTTAAGGCAAATCAAGATTGGCAAAATAAAGGCACAAGGCGAGCCGGCGAGAACATGCGCTACTGGCTTGCTCAAATTAGAATCATAGCCCGTGACCGCCGTGAACACGTACAACAATATCGTGTTTGGCTAGATAGGGACAAGGCTGCTCGCAAGGCAAACCAAACGACACAGGCAAAGGACCCAGATGACACTAACTAGTGTATGTCTTGGTACTACGAAAATCAATTAATAGAAGAATTGCCCGATGATTGTGTTGGG